CACTGGCACAGCTACCCTGTGCTGAGCATCGCGGGCGCGTCCGCTGACCTTGCCGACGGCTCGCAGGAAGTTGTCTACGGCGCAGGCGCAACCATCGTGTCGCGTGATCCGCAGATGCGCGTGGGCTTCGTCGAGACGGCAGGCGCAGCGTCGCAGCAACTTGCGCAACGCCTCGCAGCGATCAGGCAGGAGGAGCAGAGCCTGGGTCTCGCGCCGTTCCTCGATCAGGTGAGTGCGGGCACGACGGCAACGGCGGTCGATGCAGCAGGAGCGCGCTCGCAGTCACGCGTGCAGTCATGGGGCGAGCAGATCGAATGGCTCCTCTACGACGCGTACCAGATGGCGATGCTGTGGGAGACGAACGGGCAGACGAGCGAGCTGCCTGAGGAGTTCGACCTCGACATCTTCCGCGACTTCGGCATCCCGACGCGCTCGCAAACCGACCTGCAGACGCTGCTGCAGATGCGGCAGATGCGAGAGATCACGCAGCCAACCTTCCTCCGCGAAGTGCAGAAGCGGGGCACGCTCGGTGACGAGGTGGACATCGAAGTCGAAGTCGAGGAGACGGACGCAGAGGGCGAGAGCCTCGGCGAGCTCATGCCCAAGGCAGACATGCCCATGGGCGAAGACGAGCCCGCGAACGCGGAGGAACCTGTCGAAGGAGGCGAGCAGCCCGTGGCAGGCGATGGAGCGAACAACAAGGCACCTGCTGCCGCTGCTGCTGCCGCTGCTGGCGTGCCAGCCGCAGACACTGCGCTCAACGGCGCACAGGTCACCGCTGCCGCTGCTATCGTGCAGCAGGTTGCCATGCGTCAGCTGCCGCGTGAGTCAGGCGTTGCGCAGCTCGTCGAGTTCTTCAACCTCGCACCAGACAGAGCTGAGCGCATCATGGGCACGGTCGGAAAGACGTTCTTCGTCGAGGTCGCCGAAGCCCCGCCGCAGCAACCATGATCAGCAGCACGCAGGAGCATCATGGCAACAGCTAAGAAGACGCAGGGCACGGTCAACGCACGATTGCAGGACCGTGCCATCAAGCACGCGCTCTTCCTTGAGCGATACAAGACGCTGGTGTCTGAGGATGCAGTCGCGTTCCTCAACGCGGACGTCTTTCCAGACCTGCTTGCACGCTTGGAAGCGCGTCTCGCAAGCATCAAGCAGCGCGGGGTCGGCAGCGGGTGGGAGACGACGCAACGCTACAAGCAGTTGATCGAGGACATGCAGGAGCTACTAGATGATGGGGCTACCGCGTTGCGCGCTCGCACTGCCCGTGTGCTTCGGCAGCTCGCGAAGGTCGAAGCCGAGTGGCAGATGAAGACCGTGCGCGAGCTTGTGCCTAAGGACGCAGTCGCGGCGGTGATCCCAGACAAGCGGATCAACCTCACGACCGTGCAGGCAGTCGTGCAGCAGCCGATCCAAGGTCGCGTCCTAGGCGATTGGGTGCAGGACCTGACGGAGAACACACGCAAGCGCGTGGAGCGACAGGTAGGCATCGGGTTGGCTTCCGGTGAAACCGTGCAACAGATCGCACAGCGCGTGCGCGGAACGAAGGAGGCGGGCTACCGCGATGGCGTCCTTGAGGCAACGCGAGTCGAGGCGCAGACGGTCGTTCGCACAGCCGCTGCGCATGTCTCCACGCAGGCACGCGTGGCAACCTACGAGGCCATGGCGGATGTCATCGAAGGCGTCCAGTGGGTGGCAACGCTCGACACATCGACCTGCCAAGTGTGCGGCCCGCTAGACGGCAAGGTGTTCGATGTGAAGGAGCTCCCGCCTCAACCCGCGCACTTCAACTGTCGATGCACGACCGTGCCAGTCCTGATGAGCATCGACAAGATCGGCAAGCGCAAGAAGGTGGGCGCAGTCAGCGACGAGACGCGCAGCGCGATGGACGGAGATGTTCCTGCTTCGGTCACTTACGACGAGTGGATCAAGAGCCAATCGGCTGAGGTGCAAGACGAGGTGTTCGGCCCGGGTCGTGCCAAGCTCTACCGAGAGGGCAAGGTGTCCACGCGTGACATGGTCACACGCACAGGGCGAAGCAGGACGCTCGACGAGCTGCGCAAGTAGTTTCCGTTATGGAAAGAACTGCAACAACGCAGCCGCCTATTCAACTTTGAGCCTCAACTTGAAATAGGGTGGGCTTGCACGCAGGCCCGCGTCGAAGTAAGAAGCAGGCGTGCTTCGCATCGTTGCTGACAAGATTGAGGATCTGCCCGAAGGCCTGCGCGCTACCGCGAAGGCAGAAGGCGACAAGTTCGTGGTCGTAGACATGCCCAAAGGTTGGGCGGTCGATGACGTTGGCGGCATGAAGCACTCGCTCGGCATCGAGCGCACGTTGCGCAAGGAAGCCGAAGCTGCCCTCAAGGCGTTTGAGGGCATCGAGGATGCTGACGCAGCTCGCAAGGCACTTGAGCAGATGAAGGCGGGGAGCCTTCGTTCGTCCAAGGAAGTTGACGAGTGGCGCAAGCAACTTGAGGAGAAGGTGGCTGCCGACTTGGCGAAGAAGGATCAGCTCGCAAGCGGGTTGACCAAGCAGCTGCGAGAGATGTTGGTCGACAAGGCCATCTCCGAAGCGATCGCCAAGGAAGGCGGCAACCTACGCCTGCTGCTCCCCATCGTGCGCGGAGCGGTGAAGGCCGAGACATCAGCGGACGGCGTGTTCGCTGTGTCTGTGGTCGATGAACAAGGCAAGGAGCTTGTGAGCAAGGTAGAGGGGTCTACCAAGCCCATGGGCATCTCCGAGTTCGTCAACGGGCTGAAGGCGCAAGCGGAGTTCCGCGCTGCCTTCAGTGGTTCAGGCATCGGGGGGTCCGGTGCCGCCCACGCGAACGGGGGGTCCGTTGCGGGTGGTTCCAACAAGGCAAACCTGTCCTCGCTGGAGCTCCTAGAGCGTGCCAACAGTCGCATGTAGCGGCCACGCCATCCACGGGGACACAGTTCTCTGTGAGGTAGTGCATGGCTCTAACGATTCTCGAAGCGGCGCGCATCGCCGCTAACAACGGCGAGGACAAGAAGGCGGGCGTTCTGATGACGTTCGCCGAGACCTCTCCGCTTCTGGCAGCAATGCCCATCGTCAACATCTCGGGCAACTCCTACGCCTACGTGCGTGAGTCGGTCCTTCCTGGCATCGCGTTCCGCGCGGTAAACGAAGGCTATACCGAGTCGGCAGGCGCGACTGCGCAGATCAGTGAGCCGCTCAAGCTCATCGGTGGCGACCTCGACGTTGACAAGTTCCTCGTGCAGACGAACGGCGCGCAGGTGCGCAGCGTTCACGAACGCATGAAGGCCACCGCGCTTGCGCAGCAGATCGGCATCAAGCTCATCAAGGGCGATGCGACGATCACGACCAAGGAGTTCAACGGCCTTGAAGCTCGCTACGGCGGCACGACGCAAACCGTGGTGAACGGCGCGCAGGTCATGGACAACCAGTCGAGCCCGACCTCTGCGCTCAGCATGAAGTCGTTGGATGCGATGATCGACCTCGTTGACACGGGACTCGGTACGCGCGTGCTCATTATGACCAAGGCGATGGCGCGCAACATGCTCGCCTTCCTGCGCGGCAGCTCGACCGCCATCCAGATGTCGATCAACGAGTTCGGTCAGCGCGTGACGAGCTACTACGGCATGCCGATCATCATCGCTGACCAGAACGGCGATCAAGCTGCGATCGCGGACAACGATGACGGCTCGGGCCTTCAGTCGGTGTGGTGCGCTGCGCTCGGCCCGTCGGGTCTGCACATGATCCAGAGCGGCGGCATCACCGTGACGGACCTCGGCGAGGTTCACACGGCACCCGTCTACCGCACCCGCGTTGAGTGGTATTGCGGCCTCGTCGATGAGCACCCGCGTTGCGTTGCGCGTCTTGCGGACGTGTCCACTTCGCTCACCGCTGTCGCCTGATCAGGAGCAACCCATGGCAATCCCAGGTGACTACGACGGCACGCTTGACAGCCTGCTCGTCATCAACAGCACCGCGCACACGGTTGGCAGCGCAACGACGAGCAACGGCTCGACGCTCACGCTGCCTGCCGTTGCGGGTGAATACACTCTGCACATCGAAGTCACGGCGTGCAGCACGACCGCAGGCGACTGCGCCATCCTGAACGTGAACGGCAGCACCAGCAGCACGTTCGCATCGGGCAACCATCTGCTTGCGACGTATGCCTTTGGTGCTGCAGCGATCATCGGCACTCAGATCGGAGGCACGAACACTGCGCCGCGCGGCACGGGTTCCTACTCGTACCGCTTCAGCAACGTGGCCTTCGACAACACGGCTGCGCCTGTTGTGCTGCCATACCTTCGCATCCAGGTGAAGACCGTGGGTGCGAGCAGCGGCGTGACCTACACCGCGAGCCTCACGCAAGTGCAGTGATGCAACGGGCCTCCTTCGGGAGGCCCTTTCCCAAGGAACAACATGAGCATCAACCAACGCAACGACGCAACGCAGGACAACTCGCAGCTCGTTCAGGCGAACCTGTCGATCAGCAACGAGAACCAAACGTCCTCGGCGACCTTCGATCTCAAGCAAGCGGACCCGTCGCAGTTCAAGGTCCGCTTGGAGTGGGATTGGACCAACGTCGCTGCGGGCAGCCATGTGCGCGTGGTCGTTGTTGGTGGTGATTCGCCAACCTTCGCGACTGGCTACTACTTGCTCGGCGCGACCTACCTGGGTGCGCCGGACAACATTGCTGCGGACACGGGAGTCACCATTGCTGGCTACCGTGGAGACGGCAAGTACGTCATCGAGTGCAGCAACGTCGCTGGCTACAACGACGGCGGCGCAGGCGACTTCCGCAACATTGCGTGCCGCTACATCCAGGTCTGGTTCTCCAGCGTTGGCGTTTCCAGCGCGGGGTTCGCCACCATTCGCATCGACCACAAGTAAGGAGCAAGCATGGGACTCATCGGATCGCTCGATAGAACGCCAGACACTGCCACGGTCTGGGACTCTTCGGAGTCTGTTGGCAACGCTACAACCGCAGCCAGCTCGGCGTTCGACATTGGCCCAAGCACTGCAACTGACCTCAACCGCAACCCGCACGGCGAGCTGTTGCAGGCCCGTTTCACGTTCACCACTTGCAGCGTTGCGATTGGCGACTTCGTGATGGTGCATGTGCAAGGGTGCAACAAGGCAGACTTCAGCACGGATGTCTACAACCTTGGCACGCTTGCAGTTGGTGCAGCAGCTATCACCAACACCACCATCGGCGTTCTGCAAACGCAGAACCGTGGCCGAGGTGCCTATGTGCTGCCGTTCTACAACATCGGAATCCATGGCGACGATGCTGACCAACAACAGCAGGCGTGTCGCTACGTGCGCATCCAAACGAAGACCACGGGCGCAACGTCTGCGTGCGTTTTCTCGGTGCGCATCGAGAAGCTCTAGCCGCACGGCTGCGCGGGGCAAGCAGTCAGAGAGAGAGCATGTCATGGACAGTGCCCAGCGGGTTGCGAGGCCCGCTGGGCTTTTCTCAACGAGGTGACACGTGGCGGTTCGCAAGTTCTTCCTGAACATTGGACAGAGCAACGCAGGCCCATCGCCCGATGCCGCCTCATGGTGGGTGCTTCATCCCAACGTGGACATGCGCTCGACGCATCCCACGATCAACTCGCCGAACTACGCACAGGGAAGCTACAGCGACACGATTGACTTCCCGTTGGGACTGTTCCCGAGCTACAGCTCGGTGAACGTCAAGGGCGTTGCAATCAACGCGCTGCGCTACCTGACGTTCTACAACCCGATGCCTACGGGCTACTCCGACTACCCGAACACGATGCGGGTGTTGACGGTAACGAGCACGAACGGGTTGACCTCGCAACAGTATTGGACGAGCTCGATGGTCGGCAAGACCTTCACGCGCAAGCGCACGGGCGTTGTCTACACCGTCGCAACGCACACGGTTCCCGGCGGCGTGATGACGGTGAGCGCGAACTTCGACCCGCCGCTAGAGGTCGGTGAGACGTTCACCTACAGGCTGCACTCAACAACGGCAGGCAGCGACATCACGTTCTCGCACACGCTCCTTCTCGGTCAGGACTGGCAAAGCAACGGCACTTTCCAATCGAGCCTTGAGGGGTGCCGAGTCAAGTGCGTTGCCCTTGGCGCAGGCGGGCACGCGCAGAACCTCAACGAGATCAGGCAGATCGCCAGCATCAGCGGCACCTTCAACAACACGATCAACCTGACTGCTGCGTTCCCCATGCATGTCACGGCGGGCGATCAGTTCGAAGTGCTCCCGCCAAGCGGCGTCGCGTCCTTCGATCGTTGGAGCTACTTCCTGCCGTGGTGCCCGTTTGAGGGCAGCGTGAACACGAACACGCCGCCGAAGCGCAACCCATACCCAGCGGGCTTCAACTACCCTGCGCACCACGACACGCAGCCCGTCTACAACCCGTTCTCTGGCGCGACTCGGTTGTGGGCTGGGGCCTCGTTTGAACGCGCTGCCTACCACGTAGGCCTTGGCATCCGTCTGCATGAGCACTTCGGCGAGACGATGCATGTGATCTCGCTCGCACCTGGAGGCACGAGCATTGGGCATCGCGAGCTGAGAGACAACGCCTACGGGCATGGCTGGTTCGATTCGTCGCAACACAGCTACTGGGCTCCCGGCGAAGGCAACGCATGCTTCCAGCGGTTGCTCGACACGTTGGACGCTGCAACGGCTGCAGCAACATTGAACGGCGACACGTTGCAATGCGTCGGCGTGTTCTTCGTGCAAGGCGAAGCGGACGCGAGCGACATCCTGTGGAGCCAGAACTACCGCACGAACCTGCAACGGCTCAAGACCGCTGTGCGTGATGCGTTGGTCGCAAGGACGATGTGGGCGGGCACTGCTGCGTCGATCCCGTGGGTGCAGCCGAAGATCAAGGCAAGCTGGACATACGCGGCGAACGTCAACGCTGCGATCGAGGCGGAAGCAGACGCTGATCGCTACATGCGATCGCTGGAGGTCGAAGACTTCCTGATGGTTGATGCCGCGCACTACAGCGGCATTGGAGCGACGCAGCTTGAGTCTGCCGCGTTCACGGCGTGGCTCGCTGCAAGCCAAGGCATTGTGCAGGACGCATCGCCACTCGTAGTCGAGGACGGCGTTGGCGCGCCTAGCGGCACAGAAGTCAGCTACGCATCGCAAGACTTCGCGGGCGTCTACTTCCAGAACCAAGGCGGCAACGCTGCATGGAACGCCGCGACTGAGCAGCAGCGCACTGTCGCGTTGATGCAGGCGACGATGTGGCTAGACATGAGCTACGGGCTGCAGTTCGTGGGCTACAAGTCGCTGAACACGCAACCGCTGGAGTGGCCGCGTGCGTTCGCCTACGACCGCGAAGGCTACGAGATCGCTGGTATCCCGTTGGCGTTGAAGCGTGCGACTGCAGAGGTAGCTCGTCGCTGGCTTGAGGATCCAACGCAGCTCTCGCCCGACGTTGCAGTCGGAAGCAACGTCACGCAGGACACGATCAGCGTCGGGCCTATCAGCGTCAGCAAGTCTTACGCTGGCACGAAGGACCCGCAGAAGAAGTTCCCGATCGTTGACCGCCTGTTCCAGGTTGCGGGCCTCATCGACAACTCAATGTGGGTGCGTCGATGATCGACGCCGCAAGCGTCTTGTTGCAGGTCGTTGACGCAGTCGAGCAGGTCGGCGCGCCTGTGACGTTGACGAGCTACGCAGACACGTTCAACCAAAGCACGGGCAAGACCACGCGGGTTGCAACGCAGCAGACGGTCATGGCATCGCCGCTCTACGCATCGAGCAAGGCGATCGCACCCGACACGCGAGAGCCTGCGCGTTCGCAGCTCATCATGCCCGCGTCAGGCCTCACAACAGCCCCGCGCAACGGGAGCAAGATCACAGTTGCTGCGCGTGTGTTCACGATCGTGCAAGTCACGACGCACACGCTCGGCGCAACGATCCTGGCCTATGAGCTTGAGCTGAGCGAGGGCGCACCATGAGCAACGCACAGAACGCGGCCAACTTCCTTGCAACGCTTGCGCGCTTCACGGGCAAGGATGTGCCTGCTGCCGTAGCGAAGTTCCATCGCAAGGTGCAGTTGGAGCTCCTGCGGCGCATCGTGTTGGATTCGCCTGTCGGCAATCGTCAACGCTGGAAGATCAACCAAGGGCGCAAGAAGCGAAACCTGCTGCCGAAGGGTTACGTGGGCGGGCAGTTCCGTGGCGCGTGGCAGCTCACGCTTGGGACGCCGAGCACCTTGGACATCCGCAGGCCTAAGGGCGGGCAACCACCACGACCTATTGCTGCTGCTGAAGGCAAGGCGATCCTCGCCAACCTGCAGCCGTTCACCGTGTCCTACTTGGTCAACAACTTGCCCTATGCGGCGGTCCTCAATGAAGGCCGACCAAGGGGCACGCCGTGGACGAAGATCAAGGAGATCGGGTGGGTCGAGACCACGGTGGCCTCCGTTGCTCAATGGGCACAACGCGAGCAGCTCACGAAGGCGGAGGAGCAAGGTGGCTAGCAGCCTCACGCAAGCAGTCGCGAGCGTTCGGCAACGCTTCCACACGCTCATCACCGTTGGCGAATCGTTGCCGACGATGCATGACAACGCGCTCAACCCTGCGCTGCCATCGACTGGACGCTACTGCCGCTTCCTTGTGCAGCTCGGAGATCAAGGGCAGCAAACGCTGAGCGCGGACGGAGGCGGTCATTGGCGCACAGTCGGCACTGCCGTCGTTGCGATCTACGAACCCGTAGGCGACGGCGATGGTTGGCAGCTTGAGCTTGCCGACGCAGTCGTTGACGCGTTCCGAGGGCAGACGATCGTCGGCCCGCCTCTTGTGCGCTTCGATGCGCCGAGCATTACCAACGAGCCCGTGCTGGAAGACGGCATGTGGCTCGTCATCGTGTCCATCCCGTTCATCGTTGAGGAGTACGTCTAAGCATGGCAGCGATCAGCTCTAGTCGGTTCGGCAGCTACTTGTGGTCGGGCACGCCGTCGTCCACGTTGCCCACGCCGCTTGCGTTCAAGAATCACAACGTCGCAAAGCCTGGAGTCGGTGGCGGGCCGAACAACACCACGGTCGAGTCGCAGGTGATTCGCCAGTCGCGCAATCCTCCTGGCATCAAGCTCGTCGGTCCTGGCAGCGCGCTGTCGATTCCGTTTGAGATGCAGGTGCCAGTCATCGCTGGCAACCCTGGGTGGTGGGATCTGTTGAAGGCGAGCATCTATGCGGACGCGGTGACTGCTAGTTGGTCGAGCGCAGTGAACACGACATGGGCGAGCACGAACCTCGCCATCACTGGAGCCGATCAAGCAGCCGTGTTCTCCAACGTAGAGATCGGCGACGTGTTGCAGGTCTACAGCAACGCAGCGGCTACGGTGGTCTACTACGCTCGCGTGATCAGTCGAACCGATGCAGGTTCCACTACGACCTCGCTTGGCATGGATCGCGCTGTGCCGTCTGGCTTGTCTGCGGCAACCGACCTCCGCTTCAAGCGTGGCACGCGCCTCAAGAACGGCAGCACGCAGGATCACTTCATCATGCTGCGCAGCTACTACGCGCCAGGAACGAGCGTCTACAACCGCTACGACCTCTACACCGACGAGACGATCGACAGCGCAAGCATGACGCTCTCCAACAAGGGCATCATCACGGGTCAGTTCCAGACGGTCGGCATCGGATGCGATGGTGTCTACGACGCGAGCACGTTTGCCACGCGCACGGTTGGCGTCACGGTGTCGCATGTGAGCGCACCTGCAGGGCAGATCCTCGATGCGACCAACGACGTTCCCTATATCACGGTGGCGGGTGCAAGCTACGGCGTGCAGTCGATCACCTTCGGCTGGAACAACAACAGCCAAGCTCGCTCGCAGGTTGGTCAGTATGTCGCGAGCGGGATCAGCGCAGGCGACTTCAGGGGCAACGGTCAGCTGACTGCGTACTTCGACAACATTGCCGAGTTCAACAAGGCCTTGGCAGGCACGGCCTCGTCAATGTACGTGGTCATGGAGAACGACTTGCGGCAAGCGATCATCGTGAGCTTCCCGCGCATCCGCTATGGCAACCCGACGTTGGTCGGACAGGATCGCGATGTGATCGCCACGTTGCCGTTCTCGTTTGAGCAGGACGACACGGAGAACCTCGGCGTGCGCATTCAGGTGGTCAACTGATGAAGTTGCACGCCATCAAGCGCAACGAGCAAAGCACGCAAGGCTTGTGGTGGGACTTTGAGCGCGGCCAACGCTGCGACGCTCCCACCGACAAGCTGTGCGTGAAGATCGCTGAGCGTGACAACCCGCTGCATCGTGCATGCCTTGCACGCTTGCAGCTCGACGCGGCAGACAAGCTGCGCCAAAGCGGCGAGGTCGCAACGCTCGCGTGGAACCGCATCCAGGTGCGTGCCTTGGCGGAGACGATCCTGGTCGATTGGGCCAACGTCGATGCAGAGGACGGGTCGCCGATTGCCTACAGCGTCGAAGAGGCCGAGCGTGCGCTGAGCGATCCCGCACTGTGGCCCTTCCGCAACTTTATCGAAGACGCCGCAGGCCTTGTGCGTGGTTACCGCGTGCAGCAGGAGGCAGACGCCAAGGGAAACTGACAGCCCTCCTGCGGCTTGCCATGATCCCGCAGGAGGATCGCGACTACATCCAAGCGTTGGCGAAGTGGCGCAAGAAGCATGGCAAACCACCCCCGCAACACTCCGCGCTTCAACATGTCGAGCTGGATCCGAAGCACACAGACCTCTGGGATGCGTTCCTTGAGCTCAAGGGTAGTGCGTCAAGCGGATTGGGCAGCAGCACGATCAGTGCGTCGGACGTTCATGCGTGGTGCGTCCTCAACGAGATCCCGCAAGCGCGCTGGGGCACCTTCTGGCGTGTGTGTCATCACCTCGACGGTGTGGCGCGCAGGGCTGTGACCGAACGGAGCAAGCAACATGACAACACTAGCTCTAGCAGTTGACAGCACCCAAGCGGTGCAAGGCGTCTCCGCGATCAATCGAGAGGTCGCAGGCTTTGCTCGCACCACGACTGAAGCGACTGCCAAGGTTGATGCCTTGGAGACGGAAGTTGAAGACCTCAACAAGCAGATCGAGTTCGGGAGGCGCGCGGTCGGCACGTTTGCCGATGAGAACAAGCGGCTCAAGGAATCACTGAGCGGAGCAGAGGCGCAGCTTGCGGGTGTGGCTCAGAAGACGCGACAGTTCCAACAAGCAGCAGGAGGCTTGACCGAGCTGC